GCTCGTTCAGATGGAGTACTCTGCCCCTCTTCCCGGTTCAGGAAGATTATCAGGCTCCATTGCGCTTAGTTGCGTGTAAATTCTTGAGTCATCATAGGCTCAATCCTCATAAGTAGCATCATCTGTTCACTTATGTTCCTCCGTTTCAAGGGTCTTTCAACACTCTTGCAATGTTTTCCTTCCTAGCTGATGACATACTCTCTTGGTGCTGTGTTAAAGCAGTGCTGAAGAGTAAAGGGCGTTTTCATCCCTATTCATTTTGAATCATCATTTACTAGGTTAGAGGATAGAGGGTTTTCTCTAGCATAAGGTACTTATAGATTATATAGGTACTTCTATTCGTTATGAGTCTCTTTCTTGCTTAAGGAAAGGGATGAACTAATTCAAATAATTAGCGGATTCCTCCGTTTTTACGAGATCTCTCCGTTCTGGAGTTGGCTTCGATTTGAGTTTCGTTCTTACCATTCATAACTCTTGCTTATGAGGAAATGGATACATGAATTTCCATGCTGAGTCCATATACATATGTGACTTCAGGAAAGTTCCATAGAAGAAGAGTTTTGCATGCTCAACTTCTCTTGTTTGGTTCGTATCTCCAGCTCTGGGATAAACCAAAGTGGATTGCCATTCTTTAAGGTATGTCGCTACAATTATGTTATAAATAACTTCATGACGGCCCCGACCACTCCTCTCGGAAGGTCTTCGGCATCTTACGATGCTACCGTTGTCTGCTTTAAGCCCCGGATTGTTCTTGAGTATTATCCTTCGGACGATTCCTTCTAGTTTCAAAGCGGTTCCCCGCTCCACTAGTCGCCTACTTAAAGCTTCCTGTATTAATTGTAGACTCCCAGCTATCTAGGCTGAGAGTTATGCCAGAGACGCAACATAGTCGGCGCCAACCGTTTAGGTAACGGTTCCGCAACTAATCGAACTATGTTTGGCTCAGTTTCCCGAGCCAACGTAAATTCAAGCGTATCGAACATACGGTTCAAAGTTTCAATAGATTCTTCTCGATTATTTCAATCTCAAAAGAGTTCAATATCTTTTCACAGATCATTGATTTCTCTTTTATCTTGGTCAATCTTAAGACTGGCCTTGAATAAGATTCTATTTAAACTCTGAATTAACTTCTCTTCAGTGGGATTAGGGTCTCGAGATAAATCTCATGTTGCGTCAAAGAGTTTTCTGAAACGCAATACCCCTTTCTCATCTGGTCTTAGACCAGTTCCCAATTCGGGTCCTGAAATAATAGCCTTTAAGTCCTTTAGTCTGTCGGGTTTAAAACCGATGACTCAATTCTTAAATTTATCTTTTAAAGAATCAAGAGATAAAGTATTATTATATTCACCGAGTTTGGATATCTCTAACCAAGATAGCCAATTGGGTGCTGAATTGAGAGATCTTTCTGGCATAGAGGAATAAATAATTAAATTCTTCCAATATCTCGAAATATCTTTCAAGGGATTGGATAACAGAGATAAAACTCTGTAACCCGCTCCCGAGAATTTAAGCATATCCTTAGCGGATCACTCGGTTCCTCTTATCCTGTCAAATAAAGACATGGTAGCATCAAGAGATTTCGATGCCACGTCCATCTCCTTGAAGGACAGGGCGGAGAAATTCTTCTCACTAGATACAAATCTTTTAGCAAACTCAAAATGAGTATTGCTAACGACTGACTTAATTAAATTAATGTCGACTCCAATAGTCTTCATTAATTTTAAATAAGCCTGGGCGACGGCTTTGTCATATATAACAATGTCGTCACCTAAGACCAAGTATTGAGAGAACCATCCGAGTTTTCCACACGAATGAGCTGCATATTGCACAATAAAGTGATGTGTTAACGCTAGCATTGCTCAGGAAGACAGAGCCCCCATGGGTTGTCCAACGGCATATCTAACGGTTTTTGGTATCCTCATCCCTAATCCTCTTATGGATTTCGGGACGAGATAAGATCGATTAACCAAAAGTTTCTTTCACGGATTCCCTAATCCAGGGAATCAGTGATCAAGTAATAGAGCTTGCAGCTCCACAGGTAACCTATCTGTGGCAGCTGAAAGATCATAAGAAGCAGCAAATTTTGAAATTGCTAACATCTTTTGACCTCTCTCTATTGCCGCGTCCTGATCTCTAGTCGAATCGGTATCAATATCATATAAAATACCGAATATCGCTTTATGAAGAGGACGAAGTAACATTTGAGTTCATCAATCCACCATTGCAAACACCCTCACTTTACCAGGTTCTTCTTTGATTCCTAATTTACCTAAGTATTCAGGAATTACTAATGAAGCTCTAGATAAGCTTTCATCATGAAGTAACCATGGCATGCTGTATCCAGATCACTTGATAATGTCGTTAATCTTCATCAACAAGTCACCTTGACCTAATCGACGCGCTACATCTAGAAAGGATTTATATAAATCAACATCCCTAGATAAAGCAACGGCTTGGTAAACCATAGCCGCAGTTGTCGTTGTAGGTCGGAATAAGTTCCCTTTCAGGTCCTTTTCTCCCGATACAACTCCAGGTCCAGACTTTTGTATAAGAACCGGTTCCCAAGGACGTACCTTAGAAGGTATATCTACTTGGGTTGCCAGTCGAGCAAAGAATAGGGGAATAAATTCTATAAACCCTTTCTTCTCTACTCAACGACCGGGGCGAGTTATAGTCTTCAGATTTGGTTTTCCAAGATAATCTACAATCCGAAAGATTGAGAAAATCGAAGATCAAAATCGAATTATATAAACATCACCTCGCCGGATCCTAATCCTATGATTCTTAGGAATCAGCTTAGGAAGTCCGTCCCTAGTGGTCGAAACGTTAACTTTAAAGGCTTCAAACACTGATTTAATCGGTGAACCTGCAACAGACTTAATTAATAAAGTCTGACAGGCCTTTGAGTAAACAGCAAAACCTTTAAAACCTTGGTTTCAAACCATAGGTCGCGCAAAACGAGCAAAAGCAATTATAGCCAATACGTAAGTTCTGGAACTTTTCCCTAGAAGGACGATAGGTACCCTATTCAGGTAACCAATCATACTTCCTTCGTGCCCGAAGGCACGTCGTCAAGTATCACTAACATCTAAACGCTTATAAAGTATTGCGAAGTACTTATTAAAAGCTTTTAGTTGTTGTTTCATAATTAGATATTTATTGTTTAGTTATGAAAGATACTCTTCTGTTCCCCTGTAGGCGCTTTATGCCCTACAGGGCAGTAGACGACCCCTCACCGGGACTTCCCTCGTAACAAAAGGGAAGACAGGTTTATAACCCATAATCGGATATAGTTCCTTATTACAACATTTACGTGCTATAAGAAGGGGGTCACCCCGACAAGAGTGACACAACGATATGATTCACTTTATCGTAAAACAAAGTGTATGCGCTGAATCTCTCTAGTCTATTGACCGTTTAACGTGTCCAACTCAGATTAGAGCCTGGTCTCATTCTCATGAGAGTGAGTAACCATTGTCAAGAAGTTGCGAGCCATTTAAGGCCCTTTCCTCCTCGACGCCAGGTTGAGCAGGATGAGGACATTTCTGTCC